AGCGATTGCGAATAAGTTCCAGAGCTGTTACTAAGTTATCTTCTGGATTTGAACTACTGTTAGCAAATTCATCAACTCGCACGATTATCTTAATTCGCGACCAAGTTCTGTATCACCACCTACTGCGGCACCAGTAGCATCAAAGCCATCTGCGTCCGGAGTAACTGTTTCGACATCATCAACTTCAAGATCAAGATCACTATCTGGAGTTGGCATATCCATTGGAGTATCAACTTGCTCACCGGATAGTACTCTGACACCACCATCGACACCATCTCTAGCTGTTTGTAGTGCTGGCATTAATTGTTCTAATGTTCCGCCAACTGACTGTTGGAAAGCATCAGCTTGTTCACTACCAAGTTGATCACGGATACTATCTAGTAATTGTGGTAGTTGCTCGTTTTGCATTTTACCTGCTGTTTCAATCATATCCTGAACTTCATCTACCATACTCTTAGCGGCTAGTAATACTTCAGCACTACCAACTTCGCCTTCAGTGATAACTTCAGTTTCACTATTTTCTTTTAACCAGGTCGAAAGTCCTTCTTGCACTGTAAGTAATTCCATATAACGTGGATTCTTTTCTGCTGTATGCAAATCAACGCTATGGCGGATGTTGTCTAGATTGGCTGTAATCTTTTCATTTAGCTTAGTAGCTTTAGTTACATCTAGATTATCGTAATTAATAGTGAAACCAAAACGGCTTTCCATTAGTTTGTTCAACTTTTTTGCTGTTTTAGTAGACATTTCTTGTAGTTTCATTGTTATTTCCTAATTTTTAGATACTTTTAAACTTTTATATATTTAGCAATATCTATATTTTTTTTAATTTCTTCTCTGGCTAGATCTATACGTAACATAATATCTTTATACTTGGTTGTAGCAAATTCCTGTCCCCAACTATCTTGAGCTTTCTTAGCCTTCTTATAACGAATACGATACAATTGTGCTTCGAACTCTAATTTATTTAGTAAGGCATCACAGTCTCGAATATCTTTTGCCAGGCTGTGTTGATCTTTATGTAATGCTACGCAATAGTATATTGCGTCTTTACGATTAAAAAAATCAAATAGCTGACTATCTACGTGCATAACACGCCAACAGTCGTTGTTTATATAATTAATGCGATAGTTTCCTACCAAAAGATCCTTGCCAATTTGATAACAGAAAGGAAGTTCACTAGGTACTTGAGCCAGATTTTTTAATTCTTCTTGAGTAAACCTTTTGATTTTTTCAATATCGAATTGTTCAGTCGATGATTTTTGTGTAATAGATTTTGCCATCAGTGTTTGTTCGAACTAGTGCATCCTTAATAGTCAGCTTGTATGCTAATTCTTGTTCTCTTAGGCCTAGATGACTTTTTGGAACAGGAGTATTACCGATAAATCGTTTTAGCAGAGCACTTTCTTCATTAGTAATGGGAGTTAATATTTTATTTTTTAGTTCAATGATCTTCATACAACTATTTATACCACTTCTATATGGAGTGATAAAGAAAACCCATGATGCCTGCTAATGCTATACTTAACAGTGTGAGGACGACTTTCCAGATTTTAGCATCTGTTCCAGCAACTTTCTTTGAGAGATGTCCCTTGATATCCACTAGATGTGTTTCAAGTTTATCCATTCTATGTTCTAAATTTTCTAGTTTGCTTTCCAAGTGAGAGTACCTTATAGCACAAAGCTCGACGTGAGCTTCTAAGTTTTGTTTTTCAATTTCGTTTGGCTTGGCCATCTCGCTTTCCTAAAAGTGGAGCGATGCTTTATTGTGCCTTTGTGTGCCTTAATATGTGCCTTAATGTTTTGTTTTTGCATCTATTACTGTTTCAAGTAGTATTTATAATCTAGAGATTACTGTAATAGTATATTATATCATCAATAAAAAAGGATCCGAAGATCCTTTTTTGTATTACTGTAACTGTTACAGTTTAATTACACTGTAGCAACTATTACCTCTGCTTCTGTGTAGCCTAAAACAACATTAGCTAATGCCCAACCTACGCCATTACCTACTTCAGCACCTGAAACAGCACCGTTAGCATAAGACTGAATTTGTAGCTCTCTAGTTGTTGCCGCTCTTCCACCCCATGATACGTTGTTAGCAGTGAACTCAGGTTCTAGTCCTGAATAAGCAATGTTAAAGATATTACCAGTAGTTGGCACACCTAATAGTTCAATTGTACCAGGCACAACTTGTAGTCCTGCCATAATTTTGTAGTATACTGATCCTGCTGTTGCCCAATTTACTTTACCTGCCGCCGCTCCCGAAGTCGCATACATATTTGCCGCTGTTATTGTAAAGTGTGATAACGTTCTACCACCAGTGGCCATAGCATTACCAAATGACGACCCATCTTCTGGACCAAATCTTTGGTTTGTGTTAGTTTGATAACCCATTTAAATTTCTCCTGTTTCTCAATTAATATTAATTCTAATTCTCTGTATTCACGTGAAGATATACATACTGTTATTTATACGTTACAGCTTATTTAATAGCAGTAACATAGGTATTTTTATTGACACCATCCATAGTAAATACAGGAATTGTAAATTCTGCAGTTGCCTTAAGACTTGGTATTATCGGTACATTATTAAGATCCAGTAGTAACGTACCAATTGGATTTTCTATTTCATTATGGTTTTTAGTAGTCACAGTAAGAAATTGGTCTTTTAATTCAACACCAAATTCAAAATGCCATATAGTATGACGACCGCTGTAACTAGATCCAAATTTGTATTCACTGACGTCGTCCTCGACCATAGACTGTGCTGGATCAATCACCTGTGTACGTAACCCAATTACCTGTAACAGAGTTTCCCAGTTACGTTGTTGGTTCCGTTCAAATTCTTTTTTTGGCGTGAATCTGGTTATTTTTGTCTCTGTTATATCTATCAGAGTATAGCCACTGTATAAGTATGAATTCATTATATACGTATTTATTGGCCAAATGTTTAGTCATAAAAAAAGAGCCACTAGTGACCCTTTTTATAAATTTATATACTATGTAAGTAATATTGATGACGCTTCAGCGACTACAGTACCACTAATATCCTGTGAATTATCACCTGGTGATGCCGCAGAACTAATTATACTAGTGTTTGCATATGTAAATGAGTTTACTGACGAGCGTACTGCATCTGCATTAGCACCAATCTGTCTAATTCTATGCTGTAAGTCAGCAGTTGAAACTTCAGGACCAACTACACAATAAAGATTAGCTGGATGAACATAACTATAGAACCAAGCTGATGGATTAACTTCTTTAATAATTAACTCAGGTGCTCCACCAATTTGATCTACCTGCATTAATACGTTACCACGTGGTGTTGTAGTTGTTGTTGACCCGCCACCGTTAACTGTAACGATTACTAATTTTGAGTTTAGCCCGTATAGTGTGTCTGCTAGTGTACGAGTACCTACTACACCGTTTCCTTGTATCACACCATTAGCAAAGTATTTTTGTTGTTGTACAGCCATCTTGTATCTCCGTTTATAAATTTACTGCTTTCTATTATTTATGCCTTGTCCTGTCTATCGTGCTTTTTGAAAGTTCTGTCTGCTAAATGTTAAACGATCTACTAATTTAACAGCACCACCTTCGTGCCCAATTGCTACAAATCCTTCTGGATTAGTTACTTTATATCCATCATTGGTTTTTTGGAATGTTCTAATACCTTCTACCTGTTGTAGTTTTTCTATTAGAATCTGTTTAATTTCGACTAATCGTTTGTACACTGCAAGTACACCAACGAGATTGTTTACATTATCCCCTATCCATTGTTTTTTACTTTCTATCTTTTCTAATCTATTTTTGGCCTTACGACTATCACTGTCACTAGGCTCAATATCTTTCATCATCTGGTCATTATAATAAGTAACAAAATCTTTAATAAACTGTGATGGATTTGGCGTTTGGTTGCCGCCACGTACTGACTTATTAATAAATGGTTTTATAAACTTAGCAAATTCTTTGTTTTCTAATACCACGTTAAATCTCTGTGGCCCAAGTTTTTCCATTGTTCGCATAGTAGCACCCATTAACGCAGTAAGATTTTTATCTTCTGCAGGAGTCAGACTAGCAATACCTGTTAAATCTTTATATGTTGCATCATCAAACCATACATCACTAGTTTTATTAAGTCCTTCTATATTCACTGAGTAGTCTGCTTTCATTTCTTCAAGACTATCACCTTTATATGTTGTATGAAACACTATACCAAATTTAGCATTTGATATCTGTTGTCCTAGCTTGCTGTTGGATTCTACTGCATATGTAATAGTGTTTGGAGTAAATGTAATATAGTTCTCTCCATCGATATCGTCTGTTTGTTTAGTGCCTTCCATAAACATCATATCGCCTTGTAGCACTTGGCCAATCCCTAATTTTTTAAGATTGGATAATGCTGTTAGTAATATGTTTGCTAGTTCAGGAACTTCACCATAAAACTTATCAACGTCTCTCTTTGATTTACATAACTTTGGTTGTGTCTTTGCAAAAACTGACTTGGTGCCTACAAAGAACTTACCGTCTTTAGGATCAGTGCCACATATGATTGCAGGACTGCCGTCCCACTTAACTGTTATCTTTCCTATATTTCCTTGACCATCTGCTAACATCGATCGTACACTGTCAGCATAGTTCAATGCTTCTACTCCGCCTGCATATCCGTTATTAAACACTAGATCTTCTAGATGTTCCATATGGGTATTTTTACTTTCTGTTAGTAAAAAGTTTGGAGTTTGGCCTTTAATTTCAAATAGTTTCATTATGTGTCTTAAGTGAGTTTCATACCAGTTTCTTTAGAGAGAGATGTAAGATCATACTGCGGCTCGTCTTGTTTCATGAATTCAATATATTGATCATATTGCGAGTCAAGCACATTAGCAAAGTTTGGATTAACATCTTTTCCACTTTTAGTGTTTAGCCAACCACCATTCTTTCCTGATTGTAGAGTATATAGTTGTCCGTCCATTCTGACTGTAAGAGGTTTTTTCGGCTCATCAACTACAATTTCAAATTTGCCTTTTTTGTACTGAGGTTGGTTTGGTATGTTAATGCCACCACCGCCTGTACTAGGTGTGTTCATTACTGCACCATCAATTTCAGCATCGCTGGCACTAGGGACATCTTTATATCCCATTCCTTTTGCAAGTCCTTTAAAAAAGCCTTCAGTTATTTCTTTACTCTTCATCTTTAATTTTCCTTATCCCACGTGTAAACTTGGTTGGATCTTGACCTTTAATAGCATTCAGAAGTCTATTCTCAAGTTTGGTGGCTGTTTCTTGATCGTATGATTCGCGGATATATTTTATTAGATTAATAGCGGAGTTGATAGTGTTATTAGCACGAGCTTCAAGAAGATTCTCTTTATCCTTGTGTGTAATAAGCTCATCAAGCTCTGTAAGTATGCTACGTGTACGTCTCTGCAAAATTAACTCCCTATTTGATATATTTATGCTCTGCGGAAATTATTATTCAGCCTTCTTGAGACCAGCCAACATACTCTTAAGTTTACTACTGTCGACTTCTGCTGTAACTTTTGCATCACTTGTAGGAGTTACTGTACTTCCTTTTTTAATTTGATTCATAATGTCTCCACTACCTACAGATGTGCCTTGGCTATCTTGTCCTTCTTCACCTGGATCAGTAATACGTAGACTATCTAGATCAAATTCTAAATCAACTTTCATACCAACACCACTAGATGATCTTGTTTTCATTAGCTGTAATTGATATCTTCCACGTTCTCGCATTGCACGACTTGTAAATATACCAAACACATTATCAGCAGTATTAATTTTACTCAACCCACCTGCAATATGACTATGATCAAACTCAATTTCTTCTACTGCCCCTCTGTTCAACTGCGATGCTGTTATCATTAATATGTTCTGCTCACGTGCTAGATTACGTAATTCTTCTGACACATACTTGTCTTTAACAAATAAATCATTTGGGCTAACTTTAGCACTTACTGGCATAACTAAATCTAAATAGTCTACCATAATAAAGTCTATATTCATTCCTGTTTGTACGTGCAGTTCTTTTAAGTAACTTCTAATCTGATTAACATTACTCTGTGCCGACATATACTTAACACGCAATGCTCCGGATTTTTTACCTGCCATTTTAACTTTCATTTCAACTGTGTCTATATCTTTAAAAACTGCTTTTGTCGAACAGTTAGCTACCATTGAATCCATTCGCATCGAACATAAGCCTTCACTCAATTCTAGTGTTAAGAAAACCCCATTAAGTCCTTGGGTTACCCAATTAATAGCTATGTTTTGCATAAACAAACTCTTACCACTACCACTACCACCAGCAAAGATGTTTAGTTCGCCTCTGTTCATACCACCAAACAATCTTTTGTCTAGTGTAGGCCATCCTGTTGATACTTGTCCATTATTATCTTTAATTGCTAGTAATCTCGACCTAGGATCTTCAAAGTAATCAGTACCCATATCTTTAGTTAAACTAATCTGTACAGCTTCTTTAATTAATTTTTCTACAGGATCATAATCACCTTTTTCTAATAGGTCTGCACTTTTTAAAATTGCACGTTCTAATTCTTGTCTGCGTGTAAATCCCTCAAACTCTTCCATGAACCATGAATAATGATCATCTGTTAGATCTGGTACTGCTTTAAGATCAATTTTAGTTACTGCTTTTACCTGCTCTGCTGTAGGCATAGCTGTGTGTTCATCTATGTGTGTCTTAATAAACTTGGCCGCTTCTCTTAAGGCACGATCAAAGTTTTCTGGATTATAGATATTCTGCACACGCACATAACTTTGTGCGTCTTGGAGCATCATCTCTAGAAATAGCTTTTGTAATTCTGGTGTGTAGTCTTTTGTCATATATACTTAATTATACAGTTTTTTTCTCATAAGTTCAATCTTGAGCTTGCTCGTTTCTTTACCATCTAGGATAGCTTTTAACACAAACAACTTGCCATACTTAACAACTGCCTCGTTGATATCTTTGCAGGTCTCTTGCCATACTGGAAAACTTGCTGACCAGCCATACTCCATTGCACTGTTAAGCATTTTACTTCCAGCACGATCTCTATCAGCTACTACTATAACTTCTCTACCTAAACTTTCAATTATGTCTGCCTGTGTTTCGTTTACTTCATTGTTTAATACTGCAACACCATCGACACTCATAGCGTCAAATGGTCCTTCTGATACTATAACAAACTTCCAATCCTTCTCTTGATTGTTTATGTTAAACACAAAGTTCGGTTCGTAATGGCTATGGTATTTTGGTTTAACATTATCTTCTATTGCTCTGGCAGTATACCCTATAGTTTTACCTTGCCATATCATAGGAACTATTACTCTTTTATGTAAATTATATTGTTGCTGTTTGGTTACATAAAATTCATATTTTTCTAAATCAATTTTACGATTATAACAATATTCTAATGCTGGATGTGCATCTTTAAGATTATTAAAGCTGATTCTATCTTCAGGAAGGTCACGTGATTTAAATTCTATTTTTTCTTCTTGCTCAATTTTTACTTCTTCAGGATTAACTAGTTCACGTACTCGTATAGCTTCAATGACTAAACGTTTGATTTCGCTATCATCAACTGATAACCATTTTAAAAACTTACGGAATTTAAATGTTAAGTGTCTGCCTGGCTGATAACTAGTTTTAAAATTACAATTAAAACAATGATAACTTACTGATCCATCTTGATTAGCTGTAAGTCCACCTCGACCTCTAGTGTCTGGAGTTTCACCATTATGTACACAACAGACAGCATTAAATGATGTCCACCCGCTAGGAGTAGTTTTCTTCTTAGCCGGTAAATGTTGTTTTACAAAGTCTTGAATGATAGTCAGCATATGCTACATTATACACTAATCTTTCGATTAAATCAAGTATTTTGACTAGTCTTATGGTGACCAGTAAGCTAATTCACCTGTTGTTGGATTGTAAACAGTATAAAAGAATCCACTTGGCAGTGTACCACCTGATGGTAGTGTACCAGTAGATTTAATTGCAACAGGTTTAATAACTGTAACATTAGCTGAGGTATTAATTAATTCATTACCAGTTGCATTTATTGTAATACTGTTATTACCTTGATTGTTTAGTCCTGCCTGAGCACCGATTGCTACTGCGGCAAGTCCTTGATTTCGGCTACCAGCTTCTCTACCAACTGCTACTGCTTGGGTTGTTTGGGTTAAGTTACCTGCTCGGAAACCAATTGCTACTGTACTAACTCCTTGAGATGCTTCACCAGCTTGGAATCCAAGTGCTACTGCTTCTATCCCTTGAGATGTTTCACCAGCATTTGTACCGATATGTACTTCATTACTTTCTACGTAATCATCAACATATCCTTTTAGTGCAAGATTTGATCTAGTTATACCAGTTGCTGTTATAGTATTTGCTAGTCCAACAAATCCAATCATTCCAATATTGGCTGTTGTAACTTTGTTGTCAGTGTAACCTATCTGCCCGATATTAGCCGTTGCAACTTTGTTGTCAGTGTAACCTATCTGTCCAATGTTTGCTGTGTTTACTCTTGATGTAATAACGCTATCTTGTACTGTGTTAGCAAAGTCAGTATATCCAATTTGACCAATGTTTGCTGTTGCTACAGCACCACCAACGAATCCAACCATTCCAACATTTGCTGTTACTATGCCAATGGATAAGTCAGCAACTTTGTTGTCAACGTAACCTTTTAGTCCAACATTTGCTGTTGTAACTTTGTTAGTAATAACACCATCTTGAACAGTATTAGCAAAGTCAGTATAACCTATTTGCCCAATATTTGCTGTTGCTACAGCACCACCAACAAACCCAACCATTCCAATATTTGCTGTTACTGTTCCGGCCGCTGTTATGGTATTTGCTAGTCCAACAAATCCAATCATACCAATGTTGGCAGTTAGTACTTTATTATCTGTATAACCTATCTGACCAATGTTGGCTGTTGTGGTTGAGTTATCTACATACCCTTTCATTCCAAGGTTTGCTGTAGTAACTTTGTTAGTAATAACACCATCTTGTACTGTGTTAGCGAAATCAGTATAACCAATTTGTCCTATATTAGCTGTGTTAACTTTGTTAGTAATAACACCATCTTGTACTGTGTTAGCAAAATCAGTATACCCTTTTAGTCCAATGTTTGCTGTTACTATTCCAGCAGTAACAATAGTATTAGCAGTTGTTACAGTTGCTATCGTACCTGCGTAAGTAGGTAAGAACGAAGTTACATTAGCATTGCCATAAATTGATGCGTCTTTTTGTTGGTCAACATATCCTCGCATACCGACGTTGGCCGCAATGATTGCCGCTACTTGTATTGTGTTACTTAATGTTGTAGCAGTATTAACAGCAACAACTTGTCCATCTGTATATGCTTTTTGTATAGTGTTAGCTATTGTAACTTTGCTGTCGGTATATCCTATCTGTCCAATGTTTGCTGTAGTAACTTTGTTATCTACATACCCTTTCATGGCTAAGTTAGCATTTGTTACCGTTGCTATAGTACCTGTATATGTTGGAAGGAATGAAGTTACGTTGGCATTACCGTAAATTGATGCGTCTTTTTGTTGATCAACGTATCCTTTCATTATGGTGTTAGCAAAGTCAACATATCCTTTCATACCAATATTGGCTGTAGTTGTTGAATTATCAACATAACCTTTCATTGCAGTATTAGATTGGGACGATGATCCAACTTCACTATAAACAACATTACCTCCCGGAGTAACACCATCGTGTACTCGGATGGATCTTAGAGTTGTATCAACAGTAATCTCGCCAGCTGGACCAGTATAGACATTACTTACTGCAAGATTGCCTCTTCTATGTAAAATTAATACGTTTGCTACTGTCATTATACGTTCCCTGTTATTGTTCCGCCATCATATGTAATATTTGATGCAAATGGTTCTTGATTATAATACGCTGGTAATATATCTAAGTCTACTGGTACCCCATAGTTGTCATCTGAGTACAAAGGAAAACTTACGTTATCACTACTTCTGGTTGTTTTAAATGTTAATTTATATATTCTATTTTCTAAATTACTAACTGTAACAGAGTCAAAAGTAAAGTATCCTTTACCCGAGGCAATGTTGGCCCAGTTTACAGCATATGATTTAATTGTTTGCTGATTCAATGGATCTTGTATACTAGCTTGGACTACGTATCCTTCTAGATCAACATATTTTTGATCTTGGTTTTTAAAGTCAACTGATACTGGATTATCAATCCCCTGATATATTTTTATTGGTCTTTGATACACTATTCTGTCCCTCGTTCCTGAAATCGCAACATTAGCGTTATCCACTATTTGTACAGTGAAGCTGTTTGGATATAAATAACTTGTAACTAGTGGCACTTTAAATTTGTTCCTTATTAGTTTATATTTATCACATATCAATTTTAGAAAGAATCAACCATGGAAGAAGTATACAAGAAATTGCTCGACCAGTATCCGTTTATTAGTTATATTACCTATGGAGGGAACGAATACATAGGTATCATTCAAAATTCAGATGAGGTTATTACTACCATATATGACTACGCTGTTTTAAAATCTCTAGAAGAAAAAACTCGATTCATGGAATTAGGTGATCAATGGTGGTGGGAATCAAATAGATTAGTTCCAATTAATGTATTTTTAAAAGCAGACTGGAACGAATTCCGTCCTTGCTTGAAAACATTTAATTCAAAAGACGTGAATATACAACACGGTCCATACATTAGTCTTAAGGAAATTGCTCAGAAACGTTCTAAGCGTCGGTCGATAACTCTTGTTCGGAAAGTAAGTTAATATTTACTACAACTAGTTGTGCATAACTTACACTGTGACTCTTCTTAAAATAATAAGTATCATCTTTAGGTTTAACCCAAACTGTTTCAGAAACTTCTTTCCAAGTACGACCTATTAAATGTCTTTTACCCGGACGTATAATTGCTAAAAACATAGCCAATCTCGGAATAGTATCTACAGGCTCTGGCATCTGTAATAATAGATCATAATGATTATTAACGTGTATCAATTGCTCACAGACTTTAGGATCATATAGTTTAGTCCAATCTGGTTCACGCATAAGTTCAATCAAGTGTTGTTCACTTTTAACCTGTTTATATAAATTAACATTCAACAAATCAAGTTTCATATATCCTCTATCTTCAGCAACCTTATGATCAAGACTAGCATATCCTGTAAATGGATCTATAGGAACGTCAGTAGCATATACACCTGTGTTATGTTTGTTTAGTTGTTGATCACGCAATATACTAGCTGTAGTAACGTCTAGGAGTTCAAGTACTTGATCTCTGTCAGCAAAATCTATATCAATATCTGACTTAAATTTCATAAGCCTGCATCCTTTAATATCTTTTTAACCCATTCAGTATCTGCTACATAATCTTTAAATTTACGTTGCCAATGATCTGGTTCTATCCACGGCATTATAAGTCCAAGCTGATCTTCATTTAGTGTTTCGAGGAATGCAATGCCTGTGTTACAATTAAATACAATCCAAGGACTTACCCTACCGTTGGTAATGTGCATACAAACTCTATTTGGACCACCAAATCGGAAATAGTCACTGAATCCATTTTTAAACTCGCCCACTTCATCTGTGTAATCTTGCATTTCTTTTAACGCTCTTTCTAGTGCATCACTAACTGATTCTTTACGCATATATTGTTTTAGATATTCTAGATATATCTTTTCCTGACACCAATGGTCAAGTTTCTTATTTTCTTTAATAACATAATCAATAAATGTTCTAGGATTAACTGCTCGAATACCAACCATATGTCGACCAAACTTAACAAAAGCACGATAATATGGACTAACAACAAAGTCAGCATATGTTTTCATCTTAGCACTACCTTGTGTCATTTCATAAAAACGCAAGTAGGCCTGCATACCTAACTGTACTCCTACTTCTTTTTCCTGTTGCCAACGTCTCTTTGGTTCACATAAATGTACCGCGAGGCTGGACTCTTTGCGAAATTCTTTTCCGCAATATTTACATATGTGCTGTTGGCCCAGTCGCTTTTCTACCAAATCTTGAGTGTTTTCAATCATCCTAATTCTTTTTTGATTTCCTTATCCTCTATACCTAATGTTTGTGCCAGCTTCTTGATGTCTTTCTTGTCATTGAGTTTTGCTAATAGATCTATTTCATCAGCTTTCATATTAGGATACAACTTAGCTAAAAACTTTTGACTTTTATTGTTTCCTTCTTTTTTCTTTGCCTTAAGCCAATAGTGATACTGTCCGCCCATACCTGGACTAACTGTAGTACATACTAACCATTGTAATTTTTTGTGTTTGTTTATTTCAAAGAAATGTTTGTTTACTCGCTCATTGGTAGCTAAGAGATAGTATGACTGTATGTCTAGATTACCACCTACATTTGATCCCCATTTCAACATTAGATATGTTGAGAATTTCTTTAAGTCTTCATCAGTGAAGTTATCATGGTAGTCACGATCTTTGCGATCCATTGCCGCCATTTCATCTTTTATGTATAAGCTACTACTCATACCGTTCTCCCTACCAATACAATTTTACAAATATGTTCAAGACGTTCTGTGTGTTCATAAGCGTCATACAATGTAGACCCTCTGCTGACAGCACCGTGTGCTTTGATACCAACTATGTCTTTATCTTCGCCTAGTTTCAGTATACATTGTTCTGCTAGTTCTTCGCTGATAGGTGGTACCATTCCTACATTGTCAGCAACACGAGTATATCTGCTAATTTCAGGATAGTCCGTTACTAAGGTTGATAACTCTAGTGTCTGCATTGCCGCAACAATGTAAGTAGGGTGTAAATGAACTACGCATTGTTCTTGTTGTGTTTGTTTTATTAATCTGTGATGTAGATGTATTTCTCCGCTTGCTCGAAGATCTAGATTATCATCTAACTCTGCTAGTGTAGTAATGTCAATCTTTTTAAATAGCTCAGGAGTCATATCCTGTTTACGAACACCACTTGGTGTAATATAAAAATAACTAGCACCTTCTGGATGCCAACTAATATTACCATCACGGCTGGTTATCCAGTTACGACTGTAAGCGTCTTTAAGCAATTCACAAATGTTAGTTAGTGTATTCATATACTCTAGTATACGTGTTTCCTTGCATTATGTCAAGCGATACGATTATTTGTCTCTTCGAACATATGTGACCAATTGGTCAAATGCCTGTTGCATACGGTTAAATTTACCCTGCAGATCAGCAATCTTTTCATCTTGACTAGCTACTAGATTGTGTAATTTACCAAATGCTTCTGTAGTTTCACGTAGTTTCTTATCTTGACTAAGTAGGTTTGGGCGTGGTGGAGCATTTGGATCCACAGCCCGTTTCTTTTTTACTTTCATTGTTTTAAACATTTTTGTGTTAAACGCCATCTTTATAATCCCCCGAGAGCTTATATATAATTATCGTTTCTTCGACCGCTTTTTCTAGTGCTACAGAGCTTTTCCTGTCTTTGTATATTTGAGCCCACTCTTGCTCTTTCTC